AGCAAAAGTCATGCTGTTCTTGCCAAAGAAGGCGATAAGGTGCGGCTGATTCGATTTGGGCAAAAGGGTGCTGATAATAAACCGCCTAGAAAGGGCGAGAGCGAAGCAGATAAGGCAAAACGCAGAGCATTTAAGGCTAGGTTTGCAAAGGACATAGCAAGAGGCCGCAAAGACAAAACAGCATCAGCGGCTTATTGGGCTGATTTAGTCAAATGGTGAGATAATGGCTTTTAGTACAGACGCTAACTTATTGGATTATGTTCCTGACATCTTAGATCTTGGTATTGATTCGTTTAATCGCGAACACGCCAGGGCACAAGCAGACATTGAAAGAGAACTGCGAATAGGATGGTGGGATAAAAAAGGCTTATCGGGCGAGATGAATTCAGCCTATCTGACTGATTCACAATTCACCCGATGCAGTGCCTATTTGGTGCTTTGGAAATACGCGCTACCACAACTGACTAATTGGGTTGAGGGTGACAGGTTCCAATCCATGATTTCGTTTTATAAGGCGAGATATGGCGAGGAGCTAGAGTCTATACTGCGTGATGGCGTTGAATACGATGCCGATAATGATTCAGTGATTACTGAGAAAGAAAAGCAGTCACTACATCATGGCAGGCTGACTAGATAATGCAGGTAACTATAGCAAGTAACGCTAAACAGATAGAGCGAGCAACTAAGAAGCGCGGCAAAGAGTTGTCAGCGAGTGTTAAAAAGGCTCTATCCATTACAGCGCAGACAGGGATAAATATAATCGAAGATAGGACAAAGGATAGCGTAGGATATAAGGGCGGGACATTTAAGCCTTATTCAGAAAAATACAGTGTTTTTCGGACAAAAAATAACAGAGGCACAAAGCCTAATTTAGAGTTTAAAGGGCACATGCTTGGCAGTATGACTAGCCGAGCGAATAAGCGACAGGCAGAGATATTTTTCACAAGGGCGGAAGAAGCTAAAAAGGCCGCAATGAATAACAAGTCCCGACCTTTCTTTGGGTTTAGTGACACAGAGGATAAGACATTGGGGCAGGTGTTTTTTAGGGCGTTGAAATGAGCGCGAGAGAAGATATAGCGAAAAACATAGTAACTACTTTAAAGGCAGTTAAACAGCCTGTAGACATTAAGTATGTTACTAGAGAACCATTCGATTTTGAGAAGCTATCGAATGCTCAGTACCCTGCTATACTTGTTAGAAGCGCAGACGAAGATAGAGAGGATTCAACGCTAGGCGGTTCGCTAACACAGCGGATGGCAACAATAAACTATCAGCTGATCTGTTATGTAAAAGCGGCTAACATAGACAGCGCGAGAAACAATATAATAGAGGCTGTTGAAGAAGGCTTGGACACTGACAGGACTAGGGGCGGCTATGCCATAGATACCCAGATAGTCAGTGTTGAGATTGATGAAGGTTCTATAGATCCTATTGGTGGCGTTATAATTACTGTAACGGTGTTATATCAATACCAGAGGGGAACAACTTAACTTAACTTTTAAAGGTGATTTATTATGGCAACAACAACTGGTTCAAGCGGTGTAGTTAAGGTTGCGACTTCTGGCGGTTCTGTTGCCGTAGTAGGAGAAGTGCGCAGCTATACTTTTGACGGAACTGCTGACACTATTGAAGATAGCGTGATGGGTGATTCTGCGCGTAGCTACAAAGCAGGATTAAAAACTAATACTCTGACTGTAGAGTGCTACTGGGATGAGGCTGACGCTCAACAGGGGCTGATGGATGAAAGAGCTTCTGTGGACTTTGAACTTTATCCAACTGGAACTGGCACTGGTGAGACTTACTTCTCAGGCAGCGGCATTGTTACTAGCCGATCTGTCACCGCTTCTTTTGATGGAATGGTAGAGGCCAGCTTCTCTATTCAGTGCAGTGGAGCAGTAACCGAAGCAACAGCGTAACCAGGGGATGAAATCATGGGACTAGCGAAAGAATTACGCAATAGGCGGAAGTTAAATGCGCGTGAAGTATTAGTACCTGCATGGGGTGACGAATCTGGAGCGTTTAAGTTGTATTGCAGAGCTATAACCTGTTACGACCTAGATCAGCTACAGAAGAAGCACCCTAACTTTCTGAACAATACGACTGTGGGGGCTATGGTCGACTTAATTGTTATGAAGGCAGAGGACGAGGCAGGTAACAAGCTGTTTACATCGGCAGAAGATCGCATAGATTTGATGGGTGAAGAAACCTCGGTAATATCCGAAATAGCCAATCAAATGTTTGCTGATGTTCAGTCTGTAGAGGCCGCTGAGGGAAACTAAGAGCCGATCCGTCAAGGATGAATCTAATTGCTTTGGCTGATCGGCTTCACAAAACCATCGAGGAGATTGAGCAGATAAGTTTATCTGAGTTCAACGAATGGATGGCGTATTACAAAATAGCGAGCGAGTCGAATGGCTGACCAGAATCTAAAAATCACCATCAAAGCCTTTGATAAAACAAAGAGCGCATTTTCTACTGCTACTAGCGGCATTAAGAAGGTCGCAGGTGCAGTATTTAGTCTTAAGACCGCAATCGCTGGCGCGGTAGGTGCTGGCGGTTTAGGTCTTCTAGTTTCACAGTCACTAAAATCAACTGATGCACTTGCAAAAACAGCATCAAAAATAGGCACTACTACAGAAGCATTAGCAGGGCTAAGATTTGCCGCAGAATTGACAGGCGTATCTACTCAGACCATGGATATGGCCTTGCAACGGTTTACTCGAAGAACAGCAGAAGCGGCAAAAGGGACAGGCGAAGCTAAAGGCGCAATCAGAGAGCTTGGCATTGATGCCAAAGAGTTAAATAGATTGCCTCTTGATGAAAGAATGTTAGTGCTAGCTGATGCTTTTAGCAATGTAGAAAACGAAAGCGATAGACTAAGATTAGCATTCAAGCTGTTTGATTCTGAGGGTGCGGCATTAGTTAACACCTTATCGCAGGGCAGAGATGGCCTTGCAGAGATGCTAGGCGAAGCTAAAGCATTGGGGCTTACTCTATCATCAACAGCCGCTAAAGGTGTAGAAGATGCTAACGATGCCTTCACAAAGTTACAGTCACTATTTAAGGGCGTTAGGGATCAAACTGTTGCTGCTTTAGCTCCTGCCATTGCTTTGTTAGCTGATACATTTAAAAACTTTTTGTTAGAAATAACAGAGGCAGATGGCGGTATTGAAAAATTTGCTAAAGGGTTAGCTGTTAATATTCTTGAATCAACGTCTAATGCTTTGATTGGGTTGCAAAAATTCGTCAATGGAACTATTGAAGGCATAAACGCTGTCATAAGGGCAAAAAATAGATTAAAAGATTTTATACCATTTGTTGAGGCTGATTTAAATGAAGGAACAATAGCATTTGTGACCTTTGGTGATGTAGCCGCTAAAGCATTACAGCCACTTATAGAAACAGTCAAAACCTTTGATGGTGAAGTACAAAATCTAACTAATAATATTGGCATTACTGCGCCATCTGCTTTAGATCAATATAAAGAAAGTTTAAAAGAAGTTTTAGATACAATGCCAACGCTAGAGGATAGCATCAAAAGCATTAGTAAAAATGCTATAACTGGATTAACCGATGCTCTAGCCAACGGCATTACTGGCGCGGCTAATTTTGCTGATGCAATTAAAGCTATGGCTAAAAGCGTGGTAGATAGCCTGATTAAGATGCTAATCCAGAAGTATATTGTGGATGCGGCATTCGGAGCTATAACAAGTGCTTTTGGTGGGCAAGGCGCAACCAACAGAGAGTTTGGTTATGGCTCTGCATTGGGATCAAGTGATCCTTTTTCCATGAAGGCTATAGGCGGTTCAGTGCAAGCAGGTCAGCCCTATATGGTAGGTGAGCGCGGCGCAGAAATGTTTGTGCCTAATCAGTCAGGCTCTATTATTCCAAACAATCAGCTAGGCGGTGGCGGTACTGTTATTAACCAGACTATCAATGTAAGCACAGGCGTACAGCAAACCGTACGTGCTGAAATAGCTACTCTAATGCCACAGATTGCAAACGCTACGAAACAGGCGGTCGCTGATGCTAGAATGAGGGGCGGTAGTTACTCTAAGTCCCTAGTAG